GTTGGCCAACCGGCCCATCTCCAGCGTGGCGTCATTCTGCGCGAAGCTGATCTCGGTCCGCGCGATCATCTCGGCACGATAGTCGGAAAACACGCCGGTATCCGTCAGCTTGTCGGCAAGCTGATCCATATCCCAATGCAGCGCCACCGCATCGGTGACCAATTGGTTGACGACGTCCCGGGTCTTGTCGCTGATCGCCCACTTGGCATCCGGGTTATCGACCAGTTCGCCGTTCTCGTTGACCGTCTTGCCGACCAGATTCGCGCCGCGTTCCTTGGCAAAATCGGTGGCGAAGGTGTGCAGCCGGTTGGCCACGTCGGTCGCCGTGACCGCGCCTTCCGGCAGTTCGTGCACCGGGTTGTTTAGCTCGATGCCGTTGAAGGCATACATTCCCGCGCCTTCCGACGCGGCCGCCATCGAGCGCTGCGCCTCGCGGACGAAGTCGTCGATGCCCGGACCGTTGAGCACGCCGTCTTCGATGTCTTCGTCTTCGGCCTTGCGGACCAGCGCCGCAGCCATACGATTGGCCATGATGTGCAGAAAGCGTTGCTTCTGCCACGCGAACAGTCGCTGTATCCGGTGATACAGCCGCGCCGCGTTAGTATGATCGAAAGGGCGCGCGCCCGAGCCGCCTGCCCCGGGCCTTTTCCACGTCCAAATTTAACGGCGAGTCGTCATCGCTGCTCTCAAAGGGCACCGACGACCCGCCGATCGAAAACTCCGGTAGGATGCCGCGCTTGTGGGCCGCCCAAAGCTCCGGGTCTTCAATCTGGTAGCCGACGATCCAGCCGATCTGATCATCCTTTTGGGTTAGCCCGAATGCCTTCATAAAATCAGGAGTAGTCAAAAAGGACATCACCAAACGGCCGGTGCCTTTGATATGGTGCATCACGCCGTGCTCGCGGGCATAGAGCATGTATTCCAGCACCGCGTTTTCCAGTTCCTTGACCGGGATAATGTCGCCCTGCTTGTCGATGATGTATTTGCCGTCCTTGGCGACCACACTGGCCCAACCAAAGATCATCTGCCGTTCCGGTTCGGCCTTGGCGATGTCCAGCGTCAGCGACCAGCGCTTCTCGGCACCGATGTCGGATTCGCTGGTATCGTCGCCCGGCTTCTTCGATCGCGCGGCCGCAGCTTCGATCGCCATCTGGCGCTGACGGCGACGGCGCGCATGCTGATTGCCGAGTGCAGTCTGTGCATGCACGTCGCCGCCGCCGGGCTGCTGCTTGACCGTTTCACAAAATAGCTTGGCGGTCCCGCCGCGATGTTGTCGCCAGATGCCGTAACACTCGCCGAGCGCAGCTTGCTGTTCCTTGCCTTCGCCCATGACCTGCTTGACGCAGCGGCCGACGAAGCTGCTTTGCGACTCGCCGCTGCTTGGTGTCGGCATTACAATGACCTTGTCTCACGGTCCAAACTGACCGTGGTAAAGTGGGATTCAACAGCGATGTTGGGCAGCGGTGCTTGCCACGGCCTTGAGGGCTACCGACGGCGCGGTCTAGTTCTCAAGGTGTCGCCGACCAGCGAGCTATCCCGGGACCGTGAGACGCCATCAGGCATCCTCAAACTTTTTGAACGGCGTGAACGTGATGTTCTCGTCGGTCTTGCCGCGGTATTCGCCGCACCAGCCATCTTCGGTGACCGGCGGCCAGCCGCCCTGCGTGATCAAGCCTTGCGGCGTCGGAATCAAATGCATGGTCGGCGCATGCGCACGGCACGCGCCCTGCTTCGGCTGCAGCCGTTCACGCACGAAAAACCTGCACGATTTACAGCTTTCCATTTTACGTGATGCTAATGGGAGTTACCGCGGCTGCGGCTGCGTTCGCCGCCTGCGATCGCTGCCAGCCGCCGATCGCATAGACCTGATCGGCAAACAACTGCGTGACCCAACCGGCCAGCAACTGCGTATTGGTCATCCCGGGAACCGACGACGGCAACGTCGCCACATAGTTCAACACCGTCTGCAAATCGGTATCGCTGATCGTCTTGTTCACTTGCACATTGGGCGCAAGACTCGACCCGCTCAGCGAAAGAGTAATCGTCGCCATTATTTAATCTCGCTTCGATGTGACCGACGTCACAGTATACCGCGCTTAGGCATGACAGCGTTCGCGCCGTTGAAACGGTGAGGAGCCGGTCATGTCCAAATCTGTTGTCGCGGCAGCGATCGCTTGTGCGATTGGTGTTGCCGTCACATTAGCCGCCACCAAGACGCACGAGTTCGTGCGGCCGATCGTCGTGCCTGCGGTCGATGAATCGCCGCTGCACGTTCACTTGCAAGGCAACCCGCACGGCGTTAGCCAGGATGCACCGCAGCCGTAGTTATCCACAACTTTGCATCTTGTGGATTACGCCGCGGTGTGCATAACTGCGTGCGCTCGGTGAGCCTCGTAAAGCAAATGTTGGGCAATAGCCGCAGCCCGGTCGTGGTGTCCATACGCTGTTAAACCGGCGGGTTTTTATCCACGAGGGTCGCGACGGAGTTCACCGGGCACCTTTCTCATGTTCCCAAGCATCATGACTGGCTTAGCCAAGGACCGGATTTGCCCCCGGTCCTTTCTCTTTTATGGATGATCGTTAAGCCACAGCCACAGCCGCCAGCACGTCGCCATGAAAGTCAGCGCAATAATCCAGTCGGCGATCACTTTGGCCAGCAATAGCGCGTCAGTGTTCACCACTTGAACGGTTCGCCATTGATGGTGAAGCCTTCGCGGCCCGGTGCCATGTGCCGTTGCTGGCCAAGAAACTGCGACTTGGCAGTCAACTGCTCGCGATCCAGCGCTTCAATCTCCTTCGGATCGGCGCGTTTTACCAATGGCGGGCGGTACAAATCGACAACGGGCGGCGGAATTGGTGCCATTCCACGCAACTGGCGCAATCTGTTGTGGGTCTCGCGGAACGTCGGGCTAAGCTTAGCCCAATTCGCCTCTTCGTAGGTCGCACCGTAACGCTCGGTCTCGACCTTCATCCGCTCGACGACGGGCGGCCGGTCGCGACGGACGACTTCGACGAGGCCGGAATAGGCTTCCTTGCCAGCCTGCTCGCCATCATCTTCGCCGCCAGTTTGCGTCGCCGCCAACCCGTCTTGGACGCCCGGCTGAAGCGAAGCCGTTGTTCGATCGGTACTTTGGCTCGATGTTTCATATGAAGCATTCTGAGCCGCTAGCCGCTCACGCTCAAGTCGCCGCCGTTCTTTCCGTGCCTTGCTTGCCATGGCGTCGATCCAGTACCTGCTTGGCCGCCGCGCCCATCAGCATCTTGATCAGCCCGGCCTGCGTGATCTGCTGCTGCTGAACTTGCGGCGATGCGCCTTCGTCATCCAATTCGGGGAAGCCCGCGGCGTCACGCACGTAGGCTTCTAATTCATCGTTCGGGAACAGCGGCATCCCGGCTTTGGCGATGTTCGCAATGAACGCGCCCAAGCTGTCGAGATCGAGCCGCTGCGGCATATCGGGAATAAACCGCGGCACCATGGCTTGCGGCATGCCGTTCATCTTGAACAGCCGCGGCAGGGCGAACCGATTGAGCACTTGCGCCGCGGCGTTGAGCCAGCCCTCGATCGCGGCGTAGAACATATCGACCCGGGTCATCGCCAAGTTATTGGTGCCGCGGACTTCGTGGCCGAGCTTGATGAAATCGGCCAATAGCGTCATCAGCATCTGCACCGAATGCCGCTCGATGGTCTTGTCGGGATCAACGGTCTGCCGACCGTGCTGCGGCGTCACCAGTTGGAAATCGTACATCCGCAGGTTGGTCGGCTTGCCTTCCTCGTCGCGGTAGGGATCGCTTGGCAACAGCGCGCCCATCTGCTCGTCAATACGGACCCGCGAGATCGCCTGCTTGTACATGGTGAAGGCGCGCTGCGCCGCGGCCACGTCGGGATCGGCGCTATTGGTCGAAGCCGCCTTGTCGATCAGATCGGACGGCACATAGAGCACCGGGAAGCCGCCCATGCGCTCGAACAAGATCGATTCCAATTCTTCCAGCCGCTTGACGAAGTAATAGTCGCGATAGGCATTGCGCAGCACACTGCGCCCTTCCGGGTTGTTCTTGTGGCTGGTCGGCCGGAATAGCAGCAGCTTCTCGATCGGAATGTCGATCAGCGTGCCCACCCATGGCTGTTGCGTCACGCCAGTGATCTGACCGTTGTCATCGAGAAACCACTTGATCACGGTCTCTTGGCCGCGGATCGGCAAGCGCCGCCAGCCGATCAGTCCGTCATTGTATTTCGACGTCGGCAGATTCTCGGGCTCGTTGACCGGCAATTCCTCTTCGGCGATTTGCTGTTCTTTCGGCTCCGGGCCAAGCCGCCGCTTATAGACGATCTCGTGCAGCGAATAGCCATAAGGCAGCATCGACAGCATCTCGACGACGAAGTCGTCCCACGTGTGGGTCATGTCGTCGCGTAGCGAGTCGGCGAACGCCGCAAACTTGTCGGCCTGCGCATTGTTGTCGATCGCCGGATCGACCCGCCACGTCACCTTGCGCATCGCTTGCTGGATCGTGAAGATCATCGCGCCGATGATCGACGAGTTATCCATCATCTCGCGATAGGTCCGCGCCGCCTCGCGGCCGACCAGTTCACGCAGAAACTCTTCCCGTATCCAGCCGCCGTATTGGCGTAAGCCATACGAGCCATAATCCGAGAAGTTCAGCCCGTAGCTAAGCTCGGGCGCGCGCCAGCCAAGCGACGAATCTGACAGTGCCGACGGCGTGCGGCGGATCGGTGTGGCGTCAGCCATGCGAGCGCGTCAGATTCTTGAGGATGATGCCGCACACCGCGCAGACATCGCCGTGCCAGCCGATGGTCTGCTGATAGATTGCATTCGGGCGGCCGTTCTCGCGGCGATGCGAGCAGCGCTTGTATTGATACTGATACGGCGTCTTGTTGTACCGCACATAAGGCGACTTACCACCTTGCTGCGATGGTGTGCGCATCAATGTCCCCGCCTATGTTGTTCGAGACGAATCAATCGTTCGTCGATCTTGTCGATCTGCTTCTGCAATGCCGCATCTCTGGCTTCGACTTCGCCAGACGACAGCAGTTTGTTGAGCAGTTGATCAAAGCGAGTAATGTCGAGCTTGGTGCTGCGCAGATCGTCAACCACGACGCCGATGGCGTCGGTGTGGCGACGAATATCTTCGCGATCGGCTGAAGCGCTGTCGCGAATCGCATTCAGTTCGCTGGTATAGCGCTCTATATCGACTTTGTTAGAACGTATGTTCGCCGTGACGCGATCATTTTCTTCAAGCTGGCGGCGGATCGCCTGTCGATCATTCGCAGTCAATTCCTTGACGGTGTTGACCTGGCTTTGCACCGCTGCCCACAACCCGCCGAATAGCGCCAGCACCAGCGACGCCGCCGAGATCAAAACCGCCCAA